ACATCAAAATTTATATAATACAAATAATATATTATATAAATTCATAAAGTATAAATAAATGACACGTTTTCTTATCTTGATTCTTCTTTTGGGTATGTTATTTGTTATATATTGGTATTATGATAAAATTTCTAGTAAAATAACAAGTGTAACAACGCATAATACCGAAAATACAGAGAATTACAAAAATACAGACAATAAATTAGTTTTTACCAAAACATTTCCGAAACTTAAAAAAATGAAATCTAGATCAAAATCAAAATCAAAATCAAAATCAAAATCAAAATCAAAACAGTTTACACGCAAGAAATCTAGGAGAGATTTACCGACACAGGATACTGATTCAGATTCAGATAATGAATCTGAAATTACAAATAGCACAAATGATACAAATAATACAAATAATACAAATGGTACGAATGGTACAAATAATTCTGATTTTTCTAATATTTCATTAAATTCATACGGTACTGAAAATAGCCATACAAATAATACAAATAATACAAAAAATACAAATGACACAAATGCTACAAATGGCTCCGATTTCGATATGCTGGATAATATGGAAAATTTAGATATGGCAGAGAACTCAACAAATGGAAAATATAAAAATAAAAAAATAAGAATACGAAGAAAACCACAAGTGATCGAAAAAGATGATGATATGGATAATGACAGTATTCTCAATAACGATGATGATAATGATACAAATTACTCATTGTCTGATTTTTAATTAATTTTTAATTTTTATAAATAAAATTGATTTCATAAATTATAAGATAATCATTTATAATTATTATCTTAATCAATAAATTTATTTCACTAAATTTATAATGAACAATTTGAATTCGCCAGTTAGTTGTTTCCTCGGACACGTTGACGTTGGAAAAACGACATTATTAGATTATTTACGAGATAGTTCTGTACAAAAAGGAGAAATTGGAGGCATCACACAACAAATCGGTGTTACATATTTCGATAAAAATAAATTAAACGATTTAACACACGGATTAAGTAAAGGACTCGACATTCCAGGATTATTAATAATAGATACACCTGGACACGATTGTTTTACTGAAATGAGATTAATAGGTATGAAAGTAAGTCACTTACCGATAGTGGTTATTGATGTAATAAAAGGTGTTGAAAAACAGACAATACAATGTATTGAGTTATTAACGAAACACAATATTAAATTTATAATTGTACTCAATAAAATGGACAAAATATATGGTTTCAAGACGACACATATAAATGGACAATTTTCGAGTTCCACAGATAACAAAAATTTAAAATCCGTTTTTGCCAAACAACCACCTCAAGTGATACAGAGATTAAAAGAATGTGCAACAAATATAATGGTCAAATTATACGATTGTAATATAACTGCAATGTTGTATTATGAAAATACAAATTCAAATGATGATGTTATTAATATGGTCCCAGTGAGTGGAAAAACGGGGGAAGGAATACCTGATTTAATGATGTTAATATCTAGAATTACAACACTCAATTTTAAAAAAAAATTAAATGATCCGAATTCACTGTATAATAATTCATTCGGATACATAATAGAAACAGGGCGAAGTGATGGACATGGAATTATTAATCATTGTGTATTAATGAGCAATGATTTATCAGTCGGCGACAAATTACTAATAGAATCGACAGATGGGTCCGTAATAGATGCAACAATCAAAGAATTATTAAGTCCACCAAACCAAAAAGAGATGAAAAATAAAGTATTCTTAACAATTAATCATAAAGTTAATGGAACCTGCTGTGTCGCAATGAAATTCACTGATAATTCACTGAACGATATAATCGCCCCAGGGGGTATATTTATAAAATATGAAACATCATCTTTTGTAGAAATATCGACAAAAATAAAAAAAGAAATTAATAAATATAACGATAAAAATACAATGGATGCAATGAATGAAAATTATTCTTCTGACATAGATAACGGTATTGATACCGAAATAAAGTTTGATTCAAAAGGTCTCATTGTTAATGTTCCAACAAAAGGAATGGCCCATGCAATTATAAAATTAATACGTGAAGAAAATGATAATATTTCTGTTGACAAAGGTGGTGTAAAAATATGTGGAATTTGCATTGGTAGAATAAATAAAACTACTGTTATAAGGGCAGGAACTATTTTATCGACAATGCCGGTGCGGAACGACGATGATTATATATATAATAAAAGATTTGCTGTTATACTACACTATGATTGCGTTGAAATGTCAAAAAAAATAGAGTACGAATATGAAATTGAACAGCTTCTTAAGAAGGATGATGTAAAAATTATTCATGGAAATACTGCATATAAATTAATAAATAGTTATAAAGAATATGTTGAATCATTAAATAATAAATTAAAACAACGGTATCCAAGTGTTACGAATAGAAACACTAAACTACAAATACTATCAAAATACATATTCATGAAAAAAAGTCCTTTTTTGTTTGGAATAAGAGTTATTAACGGTGCCATAGAAAAAAATATGATATTGGAAGCACATAAAAATAACAATAAAATAATTTTGGGAAAAATAGTCGGTCTTCAAAAGGACAATAAGAATATCGATTATGGTACAAAAAATGATGAAATATGCATTCGAATCGAAAGTTTGAACTCAACTGATTACAATGAATACGGTAAAGACTTTGATGATACTTGGGAGCTAATTCCACATTTAACTTCAGATGATAAAATAATTTTAAATAAGTATCCGGATGTTTTTACTTAATTTATTTTTTTTATGAAATCACTCCTGCCTATTATTATTAAAATATGTCAATAATTATAATATAGAAACATAAACAAATATGAATACAAAAAATATGAATATAAATGACTTCGAACAACCGAAAGTGAAAGAAATTGAATCGTCAGTTGAACACACATCATTTGATGTAATTAATATCACTAATATTACAGACCAAATATACAAACCGTATCAGTATCACAATCCAATTATTATAGAAAGAGTTATTGATATGATTGAAGAGTATTTTAGAATAATGGAAAATAAAAATAATGAGGAACCATGTTGTATTTGTCTAGAATCGAAATCATTCGAAGAAAAAACTTATTTTAAATGTAAACATTTTATTTGTGTAACATGTTTTGCACATTCCAACTTAAAAATGTCGATAAATCCATGCCCTTTATGTAGATCACCATTAGAAAGATATATATTATCAGATAAATATGCTGTAATTGCATTAGGAGAACAAACAAAACACAAAATATTTGATAATGGGGGATATAATAGTGTATCAATTGTATATTTTCCAGATCATCCTGAATTTGGAATAAATAAATTATTTGAAAATATAACATACCACGACGAAAATGAACATAGAATACTATTTTCTGAACATGTAGAAGAGTTAATGTATAACGGGTATATTATAATAATGCAGGATTTTAATAAAATGAAAAAATGGTTAGACTGTGTTATGTTGAAAAATTTAATTTATGATATCAGAATCCAACATGAATGAAATATATTATCATAAAATTATATTATCAGAAAAATTAATAAAATTATTTAATATAAATCGTAAATTAATGGATTAATTTCTCAAACTATGTTGTAGAAAAATTGATATATTAACATTTAAGGGAATAAGATAACTTAAATTAAGGAAATAGTAATACCAATAATAACAAGAACAGACAACCTATAAAATGGCAAGCAAACAAAAAACCCCACAACAAACTAAACCAGCTGCTCCAGCTCAATCGAATGGAAAAGTAGTTGTTCCAGCTAAGACTCAAAATCAAAAAGTTCAGGTCCAACAGGCACCTCTTCAAGTAGCTAATCAAAATAAAAAGGCTCAAGTCCAGACCCAAGTGGCCCCAGTACAACCTGCTCAAAATCAACAGGTTGTTCATCAAAACCAAGTCAAGGATGAAAGAACTAAATTAACAGCAAAGGCGAATCTTAGTCTCAATGTTATGTCTTTCAGATCATGGCTACGTAAATATTATGAACAAAATGGTATGACACTTCCCAAGTTCCGTGGTGTTCATGTTGCGCTAACGGCAGTCAGCGAAGTTTTGTGCAGAGGTATTTTGGAAGCCACAATAAAACATTTAGGTAAAGATGCAAGCGGTCTTTATAGCATTACCAGACCATCAATTCGTTATGCAGTTTTATTGGATAGTGATTTGAAATTAATGTTTGAATCGGCTTTAGAATCATACGATAAGACAATGGCATTTACCGATCATTTCTGTATTCCACAAAAGGAAATGATGAAATTCATTGAAACAGAAATGGGAAAAAATATTCAACTGGATGCGGTTGCTTATAATTTGTTAGCATATTTATTGGCAAAGGCTGTAATCGATTTTGCCAGAGCAAGTCATATTCTTATGACATATGCTGGTAAGGCATCATTGGATTTCAATGTTGTTAGACATGTTATTAAACTTAAATGTAGTGGTTCACTCGAAAATACATTAACAAGACATGTCGAAGATACTGAAAAATTGTTCGTTCCAGAAGAAGAGGAACAGCAAGTTGAAGCCGTTAATGATCAAGAAGGTGCTCAAGAAGCTTCCGAACAAGTTCCAAAACAAAAGAAAGGTGGAAAAGTCCAACAGGTTCCAGAAGAGATTGAAGCAGAAGCCGATGAAGAGGTTGTAGTTGATGTGGAAGGAGATGAGGAACAAGAGGCACAAGCTGAACCAGAACCAGAACCAGAACCAGTTGTTGAACAACCAAAACAAGAAAAGAAAAAACCAGTCGTTAAGAAATCTGGAAAGTAAATTTTGTTGAAAAATATTTTTTTTATTTAAATAAATTGAATAAATATTGAAATTAAAAAAGCAACTTTTAAAACTGATTTAAAAGTTATTTCCATAGAATGTATTTATCATGACACATACATATAATTCTGATACAAAAACAGATATAGTCAATAGCTGTTATAATAATCTCGATAATTTAAGTCCTAAAATATTACAACCAGACAATGTGCTTATCGAATTAAAAGAACATCAAAAAACAATAATTCATGCGATGTTACAATTAGAAGAAAAAGGTTGTATAGCGGTTCCAAAATTATTATATTTTTCGAGTGTACCGACTGATTACAATATTTCGACGACAGTTGGAATTCTTGGTGATAGAGTAGGAGCCGGAAAATCTCTAGATATAATTACTTTAGTGTCGTTAAATAAATCTCCTAAAAAGAGAGATGTTATATACGAAAGTTCAAAATATATATCAATAAAAGAAATAACCGATACATCAAAATATATCGATACCAATTTATTAGTTGTACCACACAAAATATTATCACAGTGGGTAAATTTTTTTAATTACGCTCCTCATCTTAAACTATACACAATAGCACACGATTCTGATTTTAATTCACTTAATATTATAGATAATCACGACGTTATATTAATTGCGTGCACAAAATACGAACAGTTCGAAACAAAATATAGTAACTACAAATGGAATAGACTCATAATCGATGAAGCTGATACGATAAAACTACCCAAAAAAATAGAAATAACAACAAATTTTTTATGGCTCGTGACAGGTACTCCATCGGGAATTTTATATGCAAATAAACCGTATATAAACAATATATTTAACAAAAATAAAGTATGGTTATTGGATCATTTGACTGTTAAAAATAGTAAAGAATACATAGATACATCAATTATTTTACCAACCCCAAAACGTATATATATAAAATGTCTTACTCCAAATGAATTAAATGTAATAAAAGAACTTATACCGAAGAATATATTAGAAATGATTAATGCAGGGAATACAGATGAAGCTATTAAATTGTTAAATTACAATGAAAATACACAAGATAATATAATAAAGGTATTAACAAGAAATATTATGCAAACAATTGATAATAAAAATATAGAAATAGAAGCTGAAAAGAAAAAAAAAATGTTAGAAAGTGAAAAAGAAAAAAAAATAAATGTAATACAGAAGAGTATCGAACGTCTCAACATAAGACTTGAAACAATTAAAAAGAAAGTATATGAACTGAATGATGAATATTGTCCAATTTGCATGGATAGTTTCACTAAACCGGTGATAATAGATTGTTGTAAGAATTTATTTTGTTTCGAATGCTTGGCAATGTGTTTAGGAAAACAATCAGCTTGTCCATTTTGTAGAGAGAAAGTGGGTATAAATGATATTCATATTATAAATCCAAATAAATCAAACGATGTAAATGATGAGACAACTAAAAAAAAGTCTGAAAAAATATATGAGAAAAATGAAATACTCATTGAATTAATTAAAAATTCTTATAATTCGGAATACGAGAGAAAATTTCTAGTCTTTGCAAATTATAATGAAACATTCAAAAAAATAGAGAATGAATTCGTTAAAAATAATATAACATATAGAATTCTCAAGGGTTCAGATGTAATAGTTAATAAATATATTGAAGAATTCAAAAATAACAGAATTAAGGTTTTATTAATGAATGCTCAATATTTCGGTGCAGGAATGAATTTACAAATGGCAACTGATATAGTTATATATCATAGATTTACTAAAGAAATGGAAGAACAAATAATAGGTAGAGCACATAGAATGGGTCGAGATATATCAATTCCGTTATCTGTTTATTATTTATTACATAATAATGAAAATAATAGTGTAACTTCGGATATGAAATTCGATGATATAGAATACGACGATTATATGGAAACATATAAAAATATTGATCCAGAAGATAGTGATCAAATTATTGATTCTATAGTAAATGATAATATTGATGTAGATGAAAATATAGATATAAATATGGATGTAAATATAGATGTAGAAATTCAAAAAAAAAATAAACCTGTAATAGTAAAACATTCGAAAAAACAAGTTAAAAAGCAGAGCAAAATTTGTATAGAAAATAATTGACATGATTTTTAATTTATTTTTAATTTATTTTATAAAATAAATTAACCAAATCAAAAATTGAATTTTATTTTATTGGAAGTAAAACTATTTAATAATTGATTAATTACAAATAATTATTAGCTACAGTTATTAATCCATGGATATTACATTATTTTTAGACAATGATGCCATAAAAGAAGGTGATGATAGGAAGACAATTGAAGTGAATGGTATATCAAAGACACATTTGAAAGAATATATGGATATTTTGACACGATTATCAAATAAAAAGAAAATTACATTTGCAGAACATACATTTTTATTACAATATATTAAGAAAAATGGTTCATTAATAAATATAGAAACATTTACACAAATAGTTAATAAAACAAACAATTCAGAATTGATAAATTTATGTGCAAATATATTTAGTAAATTAATTACATTAACAAAACTTGATAATGGTGATGATGGAAAAACAATCGAAGTTTTAACATATGACACAAATAGAATAATAAAAGATATGCTTGAATCGTATGATACATATAAATCAATGAAATTCACAAACGACCAAGAAAATGCAATCAGTAATATAATTACTTTTATGTCTAATAAGAGCGAAGTAGTTTATGGTCAATATGGATATGCAGGAACGGGAAAAACTACAACATTGGTCGAATTAATTAGTTATTTGATAATGAATGGTTATATTAAAAGTATAGCATTTACGGCTCCAACAAATAAGGCAGTAAATATAATGAAAGCTAAAATGAGACCAAATCTAAGAGACATATGTGAGAAATATACGGGTAAACGATATAAAAAGAATTCGAATGTTGACGATGTATTAGAAAATTTATCACAAGTTGGGATTAAAATAGATTTTTTAACAATACATCGACTATTGAATTACAAAAATGATTTCAATATAGAAGGAGACAGAATATTTTTAAAATCTGGTAAAAGTTTGGTGGATGAATATGATGTTGTTATAGTAGACGAATGTAGTATGATATCACTGCAAATTACAATACATATATTTGAGGATTTACACAAAAACTGTGAATATAATAAAAAAATAATATTTAGTGGTGATCCCGCTCAATTACCTAGTGTAAACGAAAAAAATAGTGCAATATTTATTAAAAGGAAAGATCAATTAAGTTATCATTTTTTTACGCAAGTAGTCAGTGAGCTCGATAAAGTTGCAACTATGAATAAAATGGCGAATTTTAGGACAACAAAAGAACGATATGAGCAACTAACAAATGATATTATTAATATGAGGTATAATGTATTGAAAGAGGTTGTGAGAAACAAAATAGGATGTGTAGTTAACTTATGTTATAACATAAGAGAATGGATTGAAGGAGTAATAAATGCACCAAATCTTAATAAATTTGTAGGAACTGGGGTAACAATATATAGACATAATCCATCTAATGCGAAAACAGAGTCAATGTGGTTTAATAAATTTATTGAATATCAAAACGCAATGATAGATAATAATATAAGTAATATTATTTTGACATGGACAAATGAACAAACAAATAGATATAATAATGCAATTCGTGACATAATGTTTGCAAATAAGTACACAATAAATAAAAAAAATAAATTAGATAAGTACGAAATTGGTGATATATTGATGTTAAATGATTTTTATAATTTCGATGAATCTTGTATTAAATGTCTCGGAGGGACAGATACAAAAAATAAATTTTATACATCGGAACAAATTAAGGTTATGGATAAAGAGGAAAATAAAAAATTTGTTGGAGAATTTTTAGAACAAGTGACTCCTTCACTAATTAAAATGAAAAATTCAAATCATATTCTAACGAGATACAAATCATTAGTAAAACTATTGAATACAAAAACAGATAGAAATTATAATGCATACAAATTAGATGTTCAAAGATTAACGGAATCTCAAGCAAAAGATACAATTAGTGAGAGTTACACAATATATGTATGTCATGAGACATCAATGGACCAATTAACTGCCGATAAAAATATATCAATGGAATTAATTAAAAAGTTTAGAAAAGAAATGAACCAAGAATATACTGAAAGTATTCGAAGAGTGGATAAAGAAATCATAAGGCCTTTATGGAGACACCACAATAAACTTTTTGTAGACCAATTTGCAAATGTAAATTATGGTAATTCACATTCAGTACATAAATCTCAAGGATCTAGTTTTTATAATGTCTTTGTTGATACTGATGATATCTTGAATAACAAGAATGAAGATGAAGCAAAACGATGTATTTATACAGCATTTACAAGATCATCAAATGAGTTACATATATTAGTTTGAACACTGTGTTTATATATTATGACCATATCATATAACCTATGAATTGCAAGAGCGCAATAATAATAATCAGGATTAAAATAAATATAAAGATTCCTCTTGATGAACATTCATCACGTTTAAAATTATATACAACAGGTCTATCCATCGATTAGTTATAATTTATTATAATTTATACTATATAATTATATGCCATATATTTATTTTAATATATTCCGAATTAACTGTTTCACATAAATTTGCACTAATTATATTCAAAGATTTAAAATACTATTTTAACAATTTATTAGAAAATCAATGAAAATAATTGCAATAAATATAATAATGAGTAACAATATTATTGTGTGGACCATTCCATTTTTATAAATATGATAGAAATTCCAGAAATTATCTGCATCAACATAATAATAAGGTTCACCTCCGTTTTTTACTGGTATGTCCGACAGTAAATCAACCGGATTAGGAGAATAATATTTTGTATAATTTGGATGATAACTCATTTAATTATTTATTATTTATTATATTACTGTAATAATTTATTTATTTTTGTATGAGCTTGTATAAAAAATAATGTGATAAATTTTCTAAGTTCAGGAATTTGTAATGTTTTAAATGTTGTATATACATCATCAAGTTGAAAATCACCTTCAAACAGTGTTGTTTTGGTCATGAATACATCATAATCATTCATTATAATGTAGTACACAACATACTTCAAAATTATCATGATTGTTGATTTAAAATAATTTATTTCAAGTAAATCTTGTACACTAATATTTTTCCCGGCAATTTCCACCTTTATTTTATCACCATTAATATCATTAAAAATCTGTATAAGTGTATAATTTTTATTATTATATTTAACAATATAATTATTAACAATATCAACATCTGTCTTCATTGTGACAAGTAAATTTGTTATACCCCATTTTTCCATAAAAACAAGGCGAGTAAATATGGGTATCAATATAATCCCACTATCTGATTTTTTCATTATGTTAGTATAAAAATCCATAAAATAAAATACATCATAAATTGCATAACGCAATTGTTTTTCATTCATTTTATTGACATCCCATACATATTTATTATCATCCACTTTATTTGATTTTGTTGATGATTCCATTGATTTATTAATTGATAGTAATTCATTATATGTATTTTTATTGATTACATCAAAATATAATAAGGCATCATAAATCGAACATTTTTTATTTATATCTCTATTTTTTAATTTATCATTTGAATCAATAATTTTGTTATACTCACACATAAAACGCGTGTCAATCAAATTACATAAAAAATCGAAAATATATGTTGTGTTTCCCATAAAAAGATCCTGGAAGATATATGGGATATCGAGAGAATCTGAGCCATGTAATAATTTTATAATATATTTTGATGTAAACAAATGAGTAATAAGGTAATTACTTTCTTTTGTAGATAAATCATTTGGATCGAATACAAATATAAACTTATTATTCCGTTGAGGGAAAAAAGCCAATTGACATAATGCTACTTTGTGGTCATTAAATTCAAAATCTATGCCAACATATGCATTTTTTGATAGGGCGTCAATATTATAAAATATCAAGTATAAAATAAATAATTTTAACTTAATTTTTTTGTTATCGTTATCACATAATATAATATTGAATGAATTCTCTGTAAATACCGCATAGTTTTTTAATAAATATATAATTGATTCTCTTATTGTATATAACCAATCTAAATTTTCCATATTGTTTGATTTTTTATTAATATTATTTAGAAATTCAACTATATCATTTTTATTTATTTTATAGGTTTTGTGAGAATAATTCTTACTATTTTTTGTAAATTTATTTAAAATTATGGGAATAAATTCATATAATGTATGGACCGATTTTTCCATTAATTTAATTAATTCAATAATGATTTAATGATTTAATAGGTTAATAATAATAGTGTGTATAATAAATTATAAAAATATCCTGAATCTAAATTATAAGACATAATGAGTAGAATATCAAGATATCAGGATAGTATGGGACGTTTTGTTAAACAACGGAGTTGTATTTCCGGAATGAACCCAGAAATAAAAAATAAAATGGATGATATAATAAATAATTGTGATCATGTAATTAGTATATTACTTTTGACAGTCATGAATAGTCAAGGAAAAAAGATAAATATGAACGTTCATGGTTACCATATAGCATCTGGTATTGAAATAATGCTATATACAACAATGATAAACGATAATAAAGAATACTACGAAAAGAAATTAGGAAAAGAATGTGTCAGTGAAATAATTAATCAAATGCCTGGAATGGTAAATTTATGTTTATCACATAATATAGAATCAATACAAGATAACTATTTAAATAGCAATGCAAAGTTATTAAAAACAATATATTATACAACAAGATTAATTAATACAAATTTATATAAGTTGATCAAAGAAACATCTTTTGAATTTGAATCAAATATAACAAAAACTGATGCAATTAAATATAAATTTGAAGATATGGTCAAAGCGATAAATAAGATTAAAAAATTAAAAAGAATTAAACAAACAAGTCTCGATAATTATATACAAGATAGATATGGATTTATATGTCAATTAGCTCTAATTAACGGATGGATATTAGGTGGAGGAAGCAGTGATGATAAAAATATTCCACACTTAGAGAAATTGGGTACATGTTTTGGTAATATGGTTAAATGTGTATATGATTTTATTAATATTGAAAATGATCTAGAGTATGCGAAAATTTATACGACAAATACAATAATAAATAATGGATTTCAAAATTCATTTGAAGTATTCATTGAGAACAAACAAAAATTTATAGAGGGATGTATCAAACAAAACATTTATACAAACACAGTAAAAGAAATAATAGATCTACTAGAATCAAAATTAGATATTGCAATTGATAAATCTTCTCCAGATGTGAAATCTCATTATACTTTGACAAATGAATGAATTATCACAAAAAAATAAAAAAAATTAAAATTCAAAAAATAAATTATATTCATTTATATTATCATATATTGGAAAGATAATATAAATGATATTAATAAGTGATGCAATAATATCGATTCCTTTAGGCATATTGTATTATATTTTTGCAGATAAATTGGGAGATGTTTTATTTTGTTCAGGAAATCAAAATCTTTGTACACAGAAGCTTGTAATATTTTTATTTTTCGTTGGAATCATTGGTATAATATTAACCCAAACATTGTTCGCGAAAAATAATTCATATAAAAGTAGAGTAGTAAAACAGGGTTTAATAATTGGTGGAATTATATTGATATGTTATTCTACTCTTAATAATTGGGAAAAATTGACTGATTTGACTAAATTATTCATAATTGGTGTTGCAATAGCAGGTATTATTTGGTATTGTTCAAAAAGTGATGAACACTTTACTTTAAATGTTAAAACATCAAAAAAAGATAAAAAGAAATTAAAAAAACTTAAAAAAGAATATGAAATTGAAGATATTAATATCGATCCATATGATGATAATATATATGCACCAGATATTCCCATTAAAAGAAATGAGTTAGGATACGGATATGATAATTACACGAGAGATATTGCTAAGGGATTCGATATGGATGAAAAAAATTTGAATGATTTCGATAATCATGATTATGATAAAAATGGAAATGATAGGAGAACATACAAAGGTACATATTTTGGTAGTAGTGGTATAACAATACAAGATGATTACAACAATAACCCTAATAATTACCCACCGGATGATCCCAATTATTATAAAAATCATCAATCCGATCAAGACAATAGAGTTGCCATAAATGATAACGAAAAATGGCAACAATATTCGGACACAGATTTTGCTGCTTATAACTCTTATTGAGTCAATAATTTTTTGTTTATGATAAGATATTTATATTTAAATCTTATCATAAAGTATAAAGAACAAGTTATATATTAACTTAGTTAATGGGTATAGAGGGATTTTTTAAAACTATCCAGAAGAAAAAAAACACTGGAATAATCAGCGATTATAAAAAAAAAACAAATGATCAAAAAACCAATTGTGTATGTATAGATTTTAACTCGATATTATATCAAATTAGTGCTCAGGTTGAAGAAGAGTTAGGTCTGTTACTGTGCAATATAATTTATAATAATGACTTCAAAAATGATCATTTTTGTCAAACAATAGCTCAAAAATATAATTATGATTTGATGACTGGAACAGTGGAAACATTCGCAAAACAGTTCAGGAAACAAAATAGTTCAAATGGCAACGATGTCGATGAAAAAATTATATCGATGGTTGGAGAATATATTGAAAATATGTTAGCGATGTACGGAGATGAAAAACATTTAAAAAAAATGTTTATTGCAATGGATGGTATACCAATAATGGCCAAAATTATCGAACAGAAACATAGAAGATATATGGGTTATGTATCTTCAGAAATGGGTAGAAATATATATCTCAAGTATGAAAATTCTATATCTCAAAATAGAAAAATATATGAAGAAAATAAATATAGGTTTGATAGGAATAATATTGTGACATGGGCTGATTTTATGGTTAGAATGGAAAATAAATTGATAAGTGCAGAATTCACAATTAAATTAAAAGATTTATATCCTCTCATGGAGCAAATTATTGTTTCTGGACCAAAATACCCAGGAGAAGGAGAAAAAAAAATAATGGAGTTTATTATATCAGAAATAAAACAGGATATTAATTCAACCTATTTATTAACAAGTCCAGATGCTGACATGATATTATTAGCAATAATATTAACAAATATTGTATACATGAATAAATCTAAATCATCAGTCGATGTTTTGCATTATAGTCCGGACAAGAAAACATACGAATATGTCAATATAGATAAATTTGTTAGGTATATAACAAATTATGTAATAAATAATTTTAAAAAAGAAGTGGGAATTGTATCAAGTGATGAATTAAGATTTAAAATAGCAAATGATTTTGTGTTACTTGCAACAGTATTTGGCAATGATTTTTTACCAAAAATACAATCGATCAATGTAAAAACAGATTTTGAATTATTATTAGATTTATACAGATACCAGTTCAATGGAAAAATATTAAATGAACTCATAAATATTGATACTTCCATTGTCGACAGTTTATTTAAGATAAACACAACAAATCTAATAAATTATTTCAATAATCTCGAAATATATGAACCATACTTATTGAGACATAAATACTTGTCACAAAATTACGATATGTTTACAATAAGAAGTGTATATGATTTCAGAGGTAATAGTATCGAATTGGTTAACAATATATATGAATATATATCAAAATATGGTACTCTTCTACAAAAAATATATATGTTTCAAGGTAAAATTCCAAATAGAAAAGATAATGGTCCAATTAAAAGGCAGAAAAATAATGCGATATATAGTTACATTAGACAAATAATATTCCAACAAAATAGAGAAGATCGCGAATTCATGAAACAATTTAATGCTTTTGAATTAGGACCACTAAGAGCACAATTTCCAGATGAAAAAAATTTTGTACTGGGAACCAGATTTTTGTATAGGACATTTATACTACACAGGACATCAAATACAATAGTACTTCCGCTTTCAGGAATATTAAAAACAGATAAATTAGAAGAACATCAAATTAATACATATAAATCAAATAAAGTTATCGATTTTTTTATTAATAAGGAAGGATTAACAGAATATGATGAAAACATGATAAAATTCGAATGGAAAATGGGAGATTACAAAGATATGTTAAATGCTGGAGTATATGGAACGGATAGTACACTCGGTATTGTTACGATTGATTTCTCAGATTTACAAAAACCATATATGCCAGATATTAATTATAACGAGTACAACATAAATTATATGAAAATTAATACATACAAGGATAACGATTATTTAAATAAAATGAATAATTATATATTTGGTATTTATTGGTTGATTGATCAATATTTTAATAAAAATGATATGAAATTTAATTTGGATAATGTCACGACATGGTTTTACCCAGGAGAACGAGCTCCGTTAATTGGAGATATTTCCAATGTGTTACGACACAATGAAATGCATAAATTAAACCAATATACTGAAAAAGACATTGACAAATTTAATATAAAAAGATCTGATTTTGTTAATTCTATTGAACAATTATTATATATATCACCATCAAATAAATTATTAAAAGATGCTGTTGTGGGATCATTACCTCAACAATATAGAGAATTAATCGAAAAAAATAAGACGCTGTTTCCCGATATAAATGACCAAATAAAGAAAATATGGGAAGGCAAGAATCCGAAGGAATATATCGATTGTCGCAGAATTACATTTATAACTAAGTGTATACTAGAGAAAGTAAAAAATTTGAGTTGGGACGAATACAAAAAATATGTTGTGCCACTTAGAGAAACAATTACAGATCCTAAACAAAAACAACTCATTGAAATACAAACCGAACATAAAATTATAGAATTAGATACACAAATGAATAATCTATTCGAACGTCTTGACATTGGTAAAGAAATGAGAGAGGGAGAGGCAGAAGCAGAAGTAGAAGCAAAAGAACAAGGAAATACAATCCAAGAAGGAGGATATTACGAAATTAATGAAATGAAAAAATCATTAATTAAATATATGAAAGAATATAAAAAACATTATATTGTGACAAAAAATATAAATTATAAAAAATCATACAAAGAAATAAAACACATGATTAGTTCTATTTAATATTATTTATTAAATTAATAAATTAATAAATTTAATTATTTACTTAAAAAGGGGGATTGGGAAAGCCCTGGATTTTAATCCAGTGATGATAAATCCTCCGTCGGTTCATATTTGTTTACACATCTAAAGATTCGTTTATTAATTATATTTAATGTCATCTAATAAATATATTTCTAACGGTGACTGTAAATTTAACATTTCTTATCATATTGTTTAGATCCCTAAATATCGCAAACATATATTGACAGATTCAATTGAAACTAGATTTAAACAATTAATCAATAAAAAATCATTTCATTAAATTTACAATTAGTTGCTTTAGA